GAGGGCTTTGAGTGAACGCTCTCCAGAATTATGCTTGTCGATGTCATCTTGGGTGATAACACCAGCGTGTAGAGCCAAGTCTAAGTGAGGGTCAAAACCTTCACGGCTCATCTGCTCAACGTAGTCGGGGTCTAGTGGTTTCATGTAGTGCCGTTTGGTTGTATCCTCTAGTGAGGTCATGTCAGCACCAGATAGAATGTAACCATCAGGACACGCCAGACACCCACGGATTACATCACCGTATGGCTTGTCTACACCCGGTAGGTTAACCAGTGGTCGGTAGTGTTTGAACCGAAAGGTGTTAGTTAGACCAGCGACACTAGCCTCTAGCCACCCATCCTTGTGACACTCTAGGAAGCTCTTAAGAATACCAGCACGGTGAGTAAGGACAGTGAGACCGTCCAGAAGATCAACAGCTTTGTCAACCTCTGCAAGCTCTTTGACACTTCCGCATAGCTCCCCGTTCTTTCTGACTTGTTCGATTTGTCGTTCATCACCTGTCGCCTTATCTCTTAGGAATTTATATGTCCGTGGTTTCCACCCTAGTGAATACAGCCAGTCTTTGACCTGATCGTTAGAGTTAGGGTTCCCACGCTCTTCGCCTGTCTTAACGACAAACTGCATGGTTGTCTCAGGTTGCTTGTACTCCTTACATAGGTCTACCCACTTCTCGCCATGAGAGGACAGGCTACCGTCTTTCTTGTGCATGACCTTTGGTCGTGAGGCCATACGAGTCAGTGTCTTGCGTGGCATAGCCTCAGCCAGTTGCTCAACCTTCTCTACCTTGAGTGCCATGATTTCATCGTAGGCTGCTTGAGCTTTACCCACATCCAGTTTCCACCGTAGGGCTTCCTGTTCCCTAGCGCAGTCTAGCTTGAACGTCAGGTAGTCGATCAGACGATCTTTCTCAGTTGGGTCTTGGTACAGCTTGTTGAGCTTAAGGTCTAAGTCACGCCATAGACGCACGTTGATCTTAACGTCCTCATCACACCTGTGAGCGTACTCTTCTGGCGTTAGGGTGTTCCAGTCCTTGATGACAGGCTTAGGCACTCCATAGTCCTCTCCGTAGCCCTCAAGCCCATGCTTCATACGGTCATGGTGTAGATACCAAGATAAAGCTAGAGTGTCGATCAAACGAGCCTTTACCTCAATGCCTAGCACTTTTTCCACCGCTGGTATATCAAAGCGAACATGATTGTGACCTACGAGTGCCTTGCGTGTAGTAAAGAACTCACGCATTTCATCGTAGTCATGCGTATGATGTACCGTCTTACCATCATCTGAGTAAGACAAGACATGAATCTTGGTCAACTCATCTAATAGACCGTCTGTTTCAATGTCATATACTGTTGTTGTCATTTAGTTCTCCTTAAGTAATCTAGTGCAGTTTCTATCGACCCCACGCTGTCCCCTAAGCTCCCTAAACCCAAGTTGCAGCCATTACAAAGCCAACCTCTAAAAACAAGAGTTTCATGGCAATGGTCTAAGTAAAGCTCTTCTGGTTTTTTATCTTTACCACAACACTCGCAGTAGGTTGTTCTTGGTGGTGCAGTTTCGTGCATATCCTTCAACACTTTCGCCTCCTTCTTAGCGCAGTCGTTACAAGACTTAACTCTATAGTTAGACCTGTCCTTTCTGACGTAGAAGAAGGATTCTGGTAAATCTACCTTGCAAAGCCTACAAGTGTAAACTTTTTCACCCTCTTTTGGTTTGGGGTAAGGTAAGGAGTCAAATAGTTCTCCTTGCCCCATCAGATTACCTCCTTTAGTGTAAACGTATCAGAGTTAAACCGCATCATCCCTGCGTTACCTTCCTCAGAGCATGGGCGGTTCTTCTCAATCGTAAGGTACGTTGTGTTACGCTCCTGTAGGTCGTCAGATTCTTTGTCACGCTTAAGATCAATGATAACTGACGCACGTTGACCGATCATACGACAGTATTTCATCTGACCATCATCGTTAGTGTGGGCGATAGTTACGATACCCACGTTTAACTCAGCCGATAGCTTCGACAGTCGTACCGATAGGTCAGCCAGCATTTGCTCTTTGCTCTCATCTGATGAACCCACAAGCACATCTTGAATAGGCTCAAAGAATACAAACTTAACACCACAGGCTACAGCGAAGTAACGTATCTGGTCGATCAGGTCTTCTGCACCTTGACCATCACTAAGGTAGAACTGATAGAAGTTCTCATCCTTCGTTAGATCACCAATGGCTTTAACCACCTGATCCTCTGCGCCCTTCTCTTCGATCAAGTCCCTGCGTGTCAGATTGTCATTACACTGGTATGACACAAGACCTAACAAAGATCGTAGCTTGGTTTCCTCCAAGTGCCATGCTGCAATAGGAACCTCACGTTGTAACATATTGTACTCAAGGAACCGCATGATCTCCGTCTTGCCTATGCCTGTGGGTGCTTTGATTACCGTGAAGTGACCTTGCATGAGGCCAAGTATCTTATCGTCTAATGCTTGGATGCCTGTAGGTACATACTGATGCTCAGGTGTATCCTTGTACAACGACAAGAAGTCCTGTGTACTGTTCATCACATTCTCAGGTGTGAACTTACGAGCGTTCCACCATGCACTCTTGAAGTCTGCTGCCTTACCAGCCTGTAGGAACTCGTTAGCATCTTTGTATGGTCGATGGTCAACACGGTAGACTTTGTTGGGAAACAGCTTTGCTATACGGTCAGCAAGAGCATTACCAGCGTCATCATTATCAACCGACAGGATGATCTTCTCGAAACTACCTAGCCAATCCGCACAGTTCTCCCAGAGCTTCTTAGAGGGCGTAGCAGAGGGTAACGACACAACAGGGTTAGTGTACCCGCTCTTGAGTATTTGTGCCACTGAGAGAGCGTCTAGTTCACCCTCAGTGATCGTGACCATCTTGGAGCTACCTGCGGTAAAGAAGTTCATACCGAAGAGTTCATCACCCTTGAAACCAGACTTAGCGTAGAAACCCTTTTCATCTAGCTTACGAACTTTAATTCCCCCGCTGGGGTACACATACTCCTGACGATCACCATACGTTAGAACACCGAAGTCCTCCATCGTCTTGCTGTTAATGCCACGCATGTTAGTGTAGCTACCCTCACCAACGTCTTCTATACGCTTGGGGGTAAAGTTTGTTACATTCATATCATAATCCTTATTTCCACTGACGGGGTATCTGTCTTTAGCCCAATCAAACATTCGTTCTTTTGATGGGTATCCTCTGTCACAAGAGTGACACTTACCAAATCCATCGGTGTTCCAACTAAAGGCGTCAGAAGAGCCACATGACGGATACGGGCAAGGTTGTGATCCATGTTCGGACATACGGCCCTCCTTATTTAACGACAAGTTCTAGTAACTATAGTTATAACTAATGTTATATAACTACTAGAGTAAATAACTATAGTTAGTAACTAATGTAACCCCTACACTTACTTATAGGGATATATTTTGAGATGTTATTCATCACGAATTGTTACAGTACGAACTTTCTTAACTTTCGTAAAGCTGACTCCTCCCTACGAAATACCCAAGTCTGGTTGTTTCCAGTGACTTTAGCAACATCATCTTGTGTCATATCACCAAAATACCTCATTTCTATAACCTCCAGTTCCTCTGTCGTTAATTTTTCACGGGCAATCTTTATGACGTAACTTGCAAGCTCTTTAGCTTCATACCTAGAAACGTGCTCTCTGCTTGAAGCTCCGTATTCCTCACTGTACTGACCAGATGTTGACGACAAAATAACTTTAAGCCACTTGTGTCCAGTTTCAGACATATCACCTTTAGCTTTGTCGTTTATATCACGGGTAAGCCTACGAGTGATATTGTGTGCTGGTACTGCAACAGGTAAGATATCAATGTTTATGTAATCGTGCATACGTCTCTTAGCTTCCCTGTAAAGGTGCGCTGGATGAACATCCTCATTATCAGCAAGTATCTCGTAGCACTTTAGCACGCCCTCCTGAACTATATCATCACGATGCGAATGTGAGTTAAACCTGTTTGCCACACGCTCACACATTTCTAATATCTCAGACCCAGTTAAGCTCATACTCTATCTCCAAGTTTTCTAACTCTCGTTGTCTCTTTCGGATCAGGTACACAACCTCCTCGACTGTGACATCCTCAGACTTATCTAGCGCCCTAATGAGCTTCCTCATCTCTTCTTTGGTCATAGCTTGTCTTTACCCTCCAATTGATTGATGCGCATCTGTGAGTATCGTATGACCTTCTCAAGGTCTGTGATCTCGCTCTGCACTTCGTCCATGCCCTCGTATAGCTTGTATCCTGCACGACTGGCATACTTGATGATATTCCCACGCCAGAACTCAAAGCCATTCAGCATGATATATGTGATAGGCTCAATTTTCCACCGTGCATAGTGCTTAGGTTCATTCACGATGTCTGCTGTATGTTCTGCCATTACGATCTCCTTAAAGTTCTCTTGTTCTGCTATTAAAGTTCGCCACTCACTGTTTATCATTACTCTTCCTCCAGACAGAAGCCACACCATGTGCCTCTACTTGCATTACCACAACTGACACACTTACGCCACTTGTTCTTTTCATCACGCTCCAAGGATGCCTTACGTTCTTCAGGTGTCATTGGTCTAACGTCTGTGAAGTCTGCCTCTAAGGGCCACTCATTATCTGTCACGGATTACCTCCTCATACTTAAAGAACAACTGCTCAAACTTCCATTGGTATAGCTGCTGCATCCCCATCAGTACGTTCATCAGTTCATCCTGCGTAGGCTCACGTTCACCGTCACCAATCTGTCTGAATACAACTTGAAGGTCATCACACACATGCCAACAGTCCATAATCATTGGCTCTAAGTCGTACAGTTTAGACATCGCTCAGTGCCTCCCACGATACAGGAAATAGCTCAAGCATCTTATTGCTTACCATGTTAGCTACCATCCGTGTTTCTAGTTGTGTATCAGTCTTACAACGTAGGTTACACATATCAGAGAAGGCATCAAGGCTACCACTCCAATACCACTCAGTCATAGTGGACTGTGGCAGTACCATACGGGCTTGCTCAGGTGCTACTCCATCTTCAAGCAACTGTTCATAGGAAGCTAGGCAAATTATGTAAGGGTGAGTTATTACACTCGCTGAGTAAATCTCATCAAACTCCTGCAATCTAAGGTCTGCGTGTTCGACAAAACCTTCACTACCTTGTTTCTTGTCTTTGCTACGGCCTCTCCATTTACCTTTAGGTGGTTCATAGAACTCAGGCTCATCATCGACATACCTACGGCTGATCTCATTCCAACGTAGGAACTTATGCTTGACTAGCTGCCGTGCGACAAAGATCGGAGCCTTAACGTGGAAGGATGCAAAGCAGTGACCGAAAGGACTAATGTGCTTGTGACTAGCTAGATAACGGATTAGCTTATCATCCTTTGCCTTTAGTCTAGGTGGCCCCCACGCATCATCCTCCATCTCACTTGTCTTACCAAAGGATACCCGTGCAGCGTTAGCCACCGTCAAGTCTGTACCCATGTGGTCAATGTATGTTACTTCAATCATTTAGCTGTATCCCTATACATTCGATTGTCTCTTGCTTGTCGTTGACCATAACCGAAGCATCCCTCAGTGCAGACTCGCACATGGTCTCATTCTCATACGTCCCCAAGTGGTAGTACCTTACGCCCACCTCTGGGACGACGACAAACCATATTAGTATCCATGCTACATTCATCAGAAAGGCACCTCATTATTTCCATTGCGGGGGTCATTGAAGTATCCCTTTGCCAGATACGTCAGTCGTGGATCAAGCAGTTCCTCTAGCTCACGGATGATTGACTTAGGACGTATGCCCATCTCTTCCAAGTGTTGCTCAAGTGTCATGTTAAACATTCTCATTTCCCTTCGGGTGCTGTGTAAAAAACGTGTGTGCCAATGCGACCGTCTCGGTGGTAACTTTTGGCCCAATATGGTGACACATAGGTAGTATGATAGTGGGTAGAAGTCAAGCCAATGCGGTCACCTTTTAGCACTGACTTAGCTATAGTCTCAGCTATATCAATGGCTTGTCTATCGAAGACGTTGCCAGTGTACTTACGGTAGTCATCAGATTTTCCATCGTGGGTGAACGAGAACTGCTTACGCTGGAAGACAACGGCACAGATTTCGTCGGGCCAACGGGGTGATTCTACCCTAGTCATTACGACCTCAGCAA